ATGATTATTTCCAATAGCATTAAACCACAGAATACTATTTATTACTTAGGTGCAAAGTTGATTCAATGTATTCAGTCTCAGTCATCTAAAATATTGGATAGCATAATTTTATTTGAGAAATTTCAAGAGATAGTTCCCTCGAAAGTAAGTTTCGTACAATATATGTATGCTTTAAACTGGCTTTTCCTTCTCGACCTTTTAGATATTAATGATAAAGGAGATATTGTCATATGTTTTTGAGCAACCTCATAGTCAGTTCACCTTTTTTAGGTGAAATTCGGAACATTACTTTCAAAAAAGGAGTGAACTTAATTGTTGATAAGAGTACACTAACTGATTCAGAAACAGGAAATAGCGTTGGTAAAACTACAGCACTAAGATCATTGGATTTTTGTTTTGGATGCAAACAAGATCTATTCTATACTGACCCCGAATTTAAAAAAGATAATGAGATTATACGAAACTTTCTTATAGATAATGAAGTTGAGTTTACACTAACATTATTATCTGGAAATAATTTTCCGTTAACTATTTATAGAAAAGCGCTACCTGAACCAAAAATACTTTGTAAAATAAACGATGTTGAATATAAAAATTTAAAAAGCTTCTGCCACGATTTAAAAGTTTCTCTTTTTTTCACCTCAGCTGACAAACCAACCTTAAGACAAATAATGACTCGTGTTATTCGGGATACACCCGATAAAATGTCTAATACGCTAAAAACATTGTTCAACAAAAGTAATTACTCTGAGTATGAGACACTTAATTTATTTCTTTTTGGGTTTGAGGATGCCTCATTACTTTCAGAAAAGCAAGGTGTTACTAAAAATCTAAAGAAAGTTAATAATGAATTTAAATTATTAACAAAATTAAAATCTAAAAATGCATTAGAACAATCTCTTGAAGTTATTAATCGTGAAATTAAAAATAGTACTAATGATATAGATAATTACGATTTAGGTGCATCATATGATCAGCAGATGAAAGAATTGAACGATATTAAGATTGAAATTTCAACTTTATCATTAGATTTAGCTAGTATGAACATGAAGCGTTCTCTTAATGAGCAAGCTATCAATAGTTTACTTATACAACAAGATAATTCTAATCCTGATGACTTAAAAAAATTGTATAATGAAGCGACAGAACGTGTCGGTGTTCTAAATAAAACTTTCGAAGATGCTTTAAATTTTTATAATCAAATGATTATAAAAAAAGTTGAGTTCATTAAGTCACAGATGACAAGTTTAGAAAGAGAAATAGTTTCCAAAAATAATAAGCTAGGTGTCTGGATTAAAAAGGAGTCGGAAATATTAAATGAGTTGTCTAATTTAGGTTCTTTAAGTGACTTGCAGTTATTACAAAAAGATATAAATAAACTATACGAAAGCAAAGGTAGTTTTGAAAATTCATTAAATCAAATAGAAGAATATGAATCAAAAATTAATACTCTCAGTATTAAACTTCAAGATATTTCCTTAAAAATAGATAAATATATAAATCAGTTTGATAGTAACCTTAAAATATTCAATAAATATTTTTCAAAGTACACTCGCCAACTTTACAATGAAGAATTTATACTCAGTTATGAATATAAGTCTGATCTATTTCAATTTACTATTGATCCTATTGGAAATACACAATCACAAGGTAATTTAGGTGATGGGAAGAAAAAAGCACAAGTTTCTGCTTTTGATCTTGCATATCTTTCCCTTCAAGAGGAAATATCATCTAGGTTTATACGCTTTGTTGCACATGATGGAATTGAAGCAATACATCAGAATCAAATTAAAACTCTTTTTGATATCGCTGCTAAGATTGACGGACAATATATAATAGCTATATTAAAGGATAAATTAGCTAGCATTGATGGGAAAACGATGGCTGAAAGTACTATTTTAGAACTAAGTGAAAACGATAAGTTCTTTAAATGCTAGTATTGTCCGCCAGAAAAATTGGCGGGCTCTTCATATATATTAGTTTAAGTTTTATCTGACAGCTCTTTCGTGAAGCACATAATCACATTTTACTGCCAGCTATTTGTATAAAGCGGGCTGTTAGCTAAAAGTCCGCCCGTATTATTGTAATCATCCCGTATAACAGGGCCATGTGATTTTAGATATCTTGACTGAACGTGTCGTAAGTTCGCAATGTCAGCTCCAAGCATAAAAAAAACGTATAACCTAGAGGTCTAACATACGAGAAAGCAATGATTCAATAAAATATTATATCAACACTCTTATCCAATCTTTGCCACGATCATCATGATATTTATCGGTTTGTTGTTGGTTTTTATGACCCAATAGATTTTTGGTGTTAATTCCCTGTTGCCGGTATAGACGCTCCGATAATGACCGCATTTCATGAAATGTCGGTGCTGTTCCTTCCTCCCATTTTATTCCGCATTTATCCCTGGCTTTCCGAAAAGTTGTAGTCAGGGTATTGGCTGTTACTTTTTCTCCTTTTTGCGCCTGTGATGTGGTGTGCTGATAATGAACTAAATATTTACTGACGACACGATCCCGGCAGAAAGTAATAACTTCGCGTAATGATATACCTATCGCCTCGCATCTCAGTGAGAGAGGGATAGCCAATTTTACGCCAGTCTTTTCCTGCTTGATGTGGAGCATGTCGTCCCATACATCCGAAAACTTCATATCAGAAATATCTCCCAGACGTTGTCCTGTTACGACAGCTAACAGCATTCCGCATCTCAGATAGTGGGGGTAATCCTCCGCCTGGCTGAATATAGCCTGCCATTCTTCCAATGAAAGACGTTCGCGCTTTATTCTGTTTCGTGGCTGTTTGGTTGCCTGCGCCGGGTTATATCCCGGAGGAACATGGCCCGCATGCTGGGCTTCTTTGAATACGTCGATCAGCACCATTCTGACAACCTGAGCCATTCGGTTATGGCCGGCCGCTTTAACCTGATCTGTGATTTCAGCTATTTCCAGTGCGGTAATATCTTTAAGTTTCAGCATGCCACAGTGTTCCCGGAATAAATTTACCGGTTTATTTTTCTGCTTTAGTGAGTTAGGTTTTAGTTCACCTTCACGTACTCGTTCGTTCTGAATTTCGAGGTATTTATCAAGCCATACACTGACACTGATCCCGTGTCTGGCGTTTTTAATTCCTGACAGGCGATCATTGATACTCAGTATTTGTTTTGTTTGTTGTTCAGCAATTATCATATTTGCCTGGATAGCGACTTCTTTTGCTTCTTTCTCATCGGTACCCAGGCTGTGAAATTTACCTGTCAACGGATGTTTGTACTGCCAATATGTCTTGTCGTTTCGCTTATCAAGTTTGCAGTACAAATTAGGGACAATAATATTATGAGAGCGTGGTCTCGCAGCCATCAGACAAAATCCTTCTTAACATATCGCCAGAATTGCCTGGTAATTGAGGTTTTGAAATAATTCCGACATAACGTGCGTCACGATCTACCATCCATTTTTTACCGACTTTTAAAGCTGGTGGTACCATCATGTGAGATTTCGCATATTTATATAATGTCCGCCTGCTCGGAGCCTCATCACCAAACTCATGTTCTGCCCACGCTTCAAGATCTACCATTCTTGACATAGTTTTCTCTCCACACAATTTAGATAATAAAAAGCCGTTACTTTTTATAAGTAATTAATTCCCTGGTATCGGAATAATGGTTATTTCTTTTTTATTATTCACAAAAATAAGTCCACCAGCGGTCAGGCAAGGTATCTATCCGGCAGGACGATTTATGCCGGTGGACTTATGTTTGTAAAAAATGGCGGCCGGCTGGTGGAATGTACGGTGGAATGTACGGTGGTATGCACGGCCGCTAATGGTGCTGCATGGTTATTGTTATGGGGTCGTTTACTCTTCACACAGTTACTCAGATACGCAGCCGTTACTGCGGTTGTACTGTTAAAGCGCAGCGGTCTTCCCACTTGATGATGTCTTCATCGAGTCGACTGATGGTGCGTTCGTGGTCGCGGATCTCTCTGTCACGTTCTGCATGTAGTAATTGCAGCTTTTGAATCGCTTGGGCTTTTTCGGTGATCCACAGTGCGACATCGTCGGCGGACATATTGCTGGTGATGGTAGGTTCTGTTTGCATGGTTAATCTCCGGTCTTCGTTGAAAACAAGAATGCAACCAAAAGTAGATTATGTCAACTACTAAAAGTAGAAAATGAGGGCGTAAAAAAACCAGCATAGGCTGGTTTTCTGTGTTTATGAGAAGTATTTAATGTTCATCGGTATACTAATCAATAGCTTGCCGTGGAAATACAATTCATGCATTTCATGTTCTTCGATGTGAAAAGGCGGATAAAAGTCATTGTCGGATATAACGGCCAGTTTGCGGCCTTTAACTTTTTGCAGGCGTTTGATGAACGTTGATCCTTCAAAATTAAAGACATAGATACCATCGCCAGTAAACTGTCCGACTTTAGTATCAATAAACAGCAAATCCTTCGGGTTCAGGGTCGGTGTCATGCTGTCACCATCCGCATTGATAATGACCACACCTTCAAGCGTCCGGCGGCCAAACATTTCATATATGCGGTCTTGCGGGATCTCGATTGACCTGATCACTTCCGGGAAGGGATTATTGATATAGCCATTCCCAGCAGATGCAAATGCCTCGATTTGCCTCACTGTAACAGTATCTGTAGCCATCTTGTCGACCGTTCCATCAGCGCGCACACCATAGTCAAGATACACAGGCGTCGACTTAACAACCTCAGCTACCCGCTCCATTTTATCGTCACGTGGCTTAGCGGAGCCTAAAGTATACCGGCGTGCCATTTCATAAGTAACGCCCACACCTTCGGATAGCTGCTTAACGTCAACCCCGACATCAGTCATGCGCTGCACTAGTCGGTCGGCAAAGCTTTTGTATTTCGGAATTTCTACCATAGGTAGAAGTCTATCCACTACATCCAAAATTGTCATTTCTATTATAAGTTGCCTTTGCTCTCTACTTTAAGTAGTATTATTTTATTGATAACAGGAGGCGCGAATGCAACAACAAAGCATTACAGAAAAGGCAATTGAAGCGGTGGGTTCACCATCAGCTGTATCTCGGCTGTTTGGATTTAAATCACCTCAGTCAGTATTTAACTGGATCAAGAACAATCAGGTTCCGGCGGAAAGGGTTATCCACCTGTGCGAGCTGGGTAATTGGGTGATAACACCAAACCAATTGCGGCCGGATCTCTATCCAAATGTATCGGATGGATTACCAAACGATACCAAAACCATCTGACCCAGTTAACTACAACCCAACCTGAAAGCGAGTAGGCAATGAAGAATGAATCACTGAAAGAAGTCGTCAGAGAGATGTGTAGCGCTACTAATGGTGGGCGTGAAGTTATGGCCGGTGCGCTTGGTATGTCTGCCACGTCGTTCAATAACCGATTTTATGAGAAGAACGGCTGTCGGTTCTTCGATCACCACGACCTGATGACTATGCAGGAAGTCTCCGGGACGAAACTGTATGCCGAATATGTTGCAACAGAATCTGAAATGCTGCTGGTGGAAAGAATCAATCCTGACGATCTGGACGAGCCCGAACTATTTCGCCTGCATAGCAAGGTAGCGGCTAATCAGGGGGCACTGGCTGTGTTTATGGATAAATCACTGGAAGACGGGCAGGTAGACAGTGAAGAAGAAAAACAACTGAAGAAACTGTTGGATCGGACTGTGGCGACAGGGAGGACATTTATCTATGCATTCATTAAGTACCACAAGAAAGGGTGAAGCCGAGAGTATACGGCTCTCGGCTTCGGTCGCGCCATATCAATTGTGTGAAGAGATAAACGCATGAGCAGATTAACTCATTTGGCAGGCTTTGCGCAACTCCGCGTTGCTCCTGTTAAGGGTGGTAAAGACCCTGCCGCATTTGTTTATACGGTAAGAGTACCGGAAGGTTTCTCAGAAACAAACTACCAGTTTGTGAAGTGGGCGGTAGGTGATTTTAACCGTCTGGGTAAGACAGCAGGAGCCGCGGCATGAAAGAAACAGCTGACAATCTAGACCGGTATTACACCGACAGCCGCGGGCGGAAAGTTCACGTTGTCCGGTTTGACCGGCAAAACAGACGGGTGATTTTCATGCGTGACGGCTATGAGCATCCGTGCTTTGAACCTCTGAAAACCTTTCAGGAGCGATATACACGCGTGGATGAGGTGAAACCATGAGTATGATTTTAACTGCGCGGGCTTTGCAGATAAAAACCGGCAATTCGCTGCGCAAGCTGGTTCTGGTAAAGCTGGCGGATAACGCCAACGACCAGGGCGAATCGTGGCCGTCTGTGCCGTACATTGCAGAACAGTGCGAAATGTCAGAGCGCTCAGTACAGAACCACATTAATGCCCTGGTGGAAATGGGGCTGGTTCGTATCGAATCCCGGAAATCAGCCAACGGCCTGAACCAGTCAAATATCTATCATCTGCGCCTGAATGCTGCCGTTGTGAGTGGTGAATCTGCTGCACCATATGGTGCAAATCCTGCGGGGGTGAGTGGTGCAACTGGTTCCGGGACTGGTGCAGCAGATTCACCAGGTGGTGCAACTGGTTCCGATAGTGGTGCAGGAGCTGCACCCAGAATCAGTCATGATCCAGTCATAGATCCAGATAATAAAAATATTAATCCTGTTCGCGGAAAAGCCAAAAGCAAAACCGTGATGCCGGAAAACTTCGCACCGTCACCGGAACACACTGAACGGGCAAAAACTGCCGGACTGGATGTTCAGGATGAGTTTGGCAAATTCAGGGATTACCACGCCAGCAAGGGTACTCAATACACCGACTGGAACGCAGGGTTTAATTACTGGCTGAGACAGGCAGCCGGATTTAAACGCTCTGCGGACTCAAAGAACATCGACACCACCGAGTGCGATGAAGTCTTCAGAAAAATGTTCTCATCCTCCGACTGGAAGCCAGAAAACCGCGTACAGGAGCTGGTCGCAAAGCATAAATCCTACATTGGGCGGATGAATGAAATTGCCGGACGAGCAGCATTTCGCGGGTACTGGAAACAGGCCACAGAGCAGGCCGCAAAAGAACGGGAGGCAGCGTGATGCTTACTTACGGATCTGTATGCTCCGGCATCGAGGCCGCTTCGGTCGCCTGGGAGCCTGTCGGAATGAAACCTCTCTGGTTCAGCGAAATTGAACCGTTCCCGTCTGCCGTGCTGGCAAACCCACGGGAAACGCAGCCGCATTTCTTTGAGAGTAAATCAGCGGAACTTCTGGCACTGATGATGACTCCGGCGGTGGCCTGATGAATTACCTGTTAACCGGTTTTGTCCAAAAAGATGCCCGGATCCTGATGTTTAATCCGGGTGCGGAGATCTGCAATTTTCTGAACGGTGCCCGCTACCTGGTGAGCGCGGCGCCGCACTCGATGAATGGCATTCCGTCCGGCCTGGTACCGGCAGATGCACAGCCGCTGCTGACAGATGAGCGGGTACTGCGTTTCCTGGATAATCCTGCCGTGATAAAAGCCGCCGGCGGTTTGTCCGGTTCCCGTCACTACGTTAAATCTGTGGGCTACTGCCAGATTGATGATCCGGAGAACCCTTACCACCACCACGAACTGACCATGACTCGCCATAAAGACGGTTTTATCCGGACATGCTGGCACCATGACAACATCTTGCGGGCGGGTGATGTCCACCAGCAGCAGGCGGACGAAATTCTGTTACACAACCAACGGGCGTTTGTGGCACGCAGCATCTTTACCGATCTGCGGCTGCCGGCTGGTCATCTTCTTAATCCTTCCGATTTGTTCACCTGGTCGGTGATGCGCCGCGTCAGTGATCATCTTCCGGCCTTTATCAGTTCCTACATTCTGATGCAGAAACCGGAGGAAGAGATAACCGGCACCATGACAGAGCATTCCATTGTCCATCAACCGCGTTCACACAGCCGGATTGTTCATGACATCGTCGAGCAGATAAAACCGGTCGTTGTTCCTGAGATAGAACCGGAGCCTCCAGCAAGTTTTATGCGGATCCCGAAGTTAAAGCGCTGGGAGTGCCCGAAGTATCTGCAATGGGTTAAAAGCCAGCCATGTTGTGTGTGCGGTCAGCAGGCGGACGACCCGCATCACATCATCGGTCACGGTACCGGCGGCACAGGTACAAAAGTACACGACATTTTTACTATCCCGCTGTGCCGGGTTCACCACGACGAGTTACACCGGGATCCGGCAGCATGGGAAGCAAAGCACGGCAGTCAGTTGGAGCTGTTATTTAAGTTTATGAACCGGTCATACGGGATCGGCGTTTTTGGTTAATGCGCTGTACGGAGCGCGGAGAGATAAACGATGATTGAGCACGATTTGCAGTACCTGCGGGATATGGCGACTATCGCAATGACTGACCACAGCAGCAGAACCAAAGGCCAGCTTGAAGCATTTGAGGGATTTGTATTGGGAAACACAACGCGCTACCCACGTAAAAAGCCCCGTGATATTACCGTGAACGGCAGAAAGGTAAGCCGGGAAACCGAGGCGGTATCCTGCTGGTCAACACACTATTCCGTGTTACCGATGCCACCTATTGACCGGGTGGACTATCAGAACTGTTCCTGGCGGCGGGCAATTATGGAACTGGATGAGGCTGAGCAGTCCTGGCTGCTGTATTGCTATGGTAAAGAATTGAAGTTCTCACACCAGACGGCTATCACCGCCTATGTATGGAGCGAAATGCAGGAACGGATTAAAGGCCGCCGGGTGTCGAAGAAAGTAAAAGAACGACTCAGGGCGCTGGTGTGGCTGGCAGTGCAGGATTATACCCTGAACAAAGACGGGTATTACTATCAGTCTGAACTGGCCGAGCTGGTGGGGGTAGCTTCTGATAACTGGTGCAGGAACTACAAAACACACTGGCGGGAACTGTTGCTTATCTGTAAAACCCTGGACTGCGGGGCATTACGGAAAATGAGAAACAACAGGGCAGAAATATGGCGCAAAAATGCAGCTAAAACTTGCAAAAGTCAATAATTTGAGCCATATTTAATGGTAATTTGATATGTTGTCATAATTGTATATAAGCCTCGCAAATGCGAGGTTTTTTATTGAGGTGCAGAGTGGTTGAATGGCGGGGTATTCCATACTTATTTGATGCAACAAATAAACTACCAGAGCATTTTTCTGTAATGGTGGATAAAATACCACAGATTGTCGTTGAATCTTCATTTTCATGGGATGTTGCGTTATCTGGCTTTTTGGCCGGATGCGTTCCTGCTTTTATCGCATGGATCGCGTTGAGGAATAGCAAAAAAGATAATGAAAAAAATCGAATGGCTACACTAAATGCAACAAAAAAAGCGGCGTTTGCGCAAACTCAATCTGAACGCATAAGGAAAAATACCGATACTGTAGCAACACTTGTTGCGCACTTTATGGGGTACTGCACAAAAATTTTGCTATTTGTTGATAATAAATATGATTCGTTAAAATATGCAGAAATTAGATTAGAATTAGTTCTTATCCGCAATAAATTATCAATATTACTCTTACCAAGAAAAACAACTTACGTGAGTGATCTCACCGAAAAAGACCTGGAGGAATACCTTAGTAAGTTCACCGCAAAAGACCTGCAGGAAATAGCATTTGATAGCCGCGAAAAATTACTGTCTCAGATAGAGCGACTACTGGATATAACAGAAAAATATAAATCAAATGGTGGTGAGTGTAGTGATAAATCTGGCGAAGTGACAAAAGATGAGATTGAAAAAGAAATAAATATCTTGGTTCATTTATCGACGAGTTATATTGATGAAAAAATGACAGAATTAGAGGGTGATTTACTCTAA